ATCTAGTGCTGCAGAAGGTTTCAATAATCTAACTGGACTTAGTTTACCAACAAACTTAACTGAATTGAAAGATGGTGTAGCGAATACATTCAATAATATTGGCCAAGGATTTACTAACTTAACTGGTATGGAAGTTCCTACATTTGATGAGGTTACTGAAAAGGTTGGTGCGTTTGCAAATAATATGAAAGAAAACATCTCAAAAGGATGGGAGTCTGTAACCAACATGGCATCTAATGCATGGGGTGGTGTTAAGTCATTCTTTGGATTTGGTAAGAAGGATGAGGTTGAGACTCCAGAAACATCTACTAACAATCTACAATTTGTTGATGATGCAGAAGTTGAAAATAGTGGGCAAACTAGTGGTGGGTCGCAAGGAAAGAGTGCGGCACAAATGAAATTAGAAGAGGTTCAGGAAAAAAGAGCAGAACTTAAAGCCCAGGCAGATAATCTTAGTCCTTATCAAAGACTTGAAAAAAGAAGAATCAAAGATGCTGACAGGAAATTAGCAAGAGAAGAAGCATCCCTAACTCAACAGGTATCAGCAGAAAAAACAATAACTACTGGAAAACCAACTCAAGCAACTAACTTGCAAACCGCAAACACAACTGCATCAGATATTTCTAGAGAATATATGAACAAGGGTAGTGGAGCAACAGTTATTAATGCACCTAATAATTCTACCAATGTAACTGGTGGTGGAGGTGGCGGTGGAACTGTTCCTCTTCCAGTAGCAATGGAAGATCGTAGTTCTGCATCTATGGCTGCAAGAGTAAATAACTTTTAACGATAAACTTCTGGTTTTACTGAATCTGGATTAATGTATACTGGTTTACAGTATGCAGTAACCCTGTCTTTGGGGTCTACTCTATCACGATATGAATAGTTACCATATTGTCTAGGAACTGCTTCTGCAAAATACTGGCATCTATCTATAGAGTAGAAATACATTGGGTTGGGTTGAATTTGTCGAGAATCACCTGTTCCTAAAACAACTACCAACATAAATGCGTGTATCATCTCTCACCAAATTCTTTTCTAATTTTCCATTCTGCATCAGCAATTCGTAGTTTTATGTTACGAACAAGTTTTTCTGCTTCTGTCTCTGGTATGTGTGGTGGATTGTATATTTCATTTTCCATCCATGCAAGATAAAACAACATACCAATTAAATATGTTACGATAACAATCAATGCAATTAACATCAGTAACCTCTATTTGCTTTATACTCTATTAACCACCAAGCACCACCAATAAGAACTCCAGCACAAAGAACAATCAAAAGTGTGATTGCAATGCCCTCAAAAAGTTTTCTCTGTCTTTCTTGTTGATCGTAAATTGCCTGTTGTCTCTTTTTCCGAATCTCTGCTTCCATACGCAAGAGTTCATCCCATGCGGCGGGCCCTCTTGTCCAAGAAATAAGTTTCTTCAGTTCATCTCTCATATCCTCAGCCTTTTTCTTTGCCATGAACGCTGCCATGGCTTCCTCTTCGACTGAGCCTGCGTTGAATATCTTTTTGAATAGTGGTGGTTTCTTAGCGTATTCGTCTGCCTTTTTCAAGTCAGACATCGCTCCCATCCAGCGGCCGAGGTCTTGCCCCATAGATTCAACATCTCGACCAACCTCAAAACCTTTTTTGATTAAATTGAATGCGCTTGTAGCCGTAGCCAAAGCGGTAATAGGATCTATCATAAGTCTCTCTCTTGTGTTGCTTATGATATATTAATTATGTGGATTACTTCTCAACTCACAATAGTATTTATGCGGTGAATTTTAGTTAGTGATATTAAATTTCAAGTTTGGATGGTCTGGGTAGTTTACCACAACTGGGCCTTCTGGACATTCGTAGTCGATATGTGCAAGTAGAGTTGCTTCACCTAGTGCAACTTTATCTTTGTGGTGTCCTTCTAAAGTAATCTTGTATCCAAACTTATCAATTTTATCATTTGCAGGGCCAGAGAACTTTGTGATACTTGGTGTTGCTGGGTGGACAATGAATTCACTATCTCTTATTTCCAATCTGAATCCTGTAACCTTACAGTCATCACGAAGCTTCTCTCGTGCAACAATGACTTTGAATTCACCATCGGCAGGGCCATCTGATATTTCAAAATATTCTGGCGCCCATGCAAGGATAGGGTCTTCAATACCCAACTTGTCATAGAGTGTATAACCACCACCAATCAATGCCAGTGATGCAGTCACAACTCCAATACCTTTTGTGATGTTATCTAAATCGAAACTAAACATACTACTATTTATAAAAAAAGGGAGACACCATTTCTGATGCCTCCCCACTTCTTTTTCTAAGTGTCAGTCTTTTTATGTGGTGTTACGACTCAAAGAGACTTTCTGCACAAAGGACTATCTGACTTACCTTATTCGTTTGCCAACTTCTCAAAGTATGACATTGCGTCATCATCTTCATCATCAACAGACGCAATAGTAGGCGCTGGTTCTGATTTGAAGTTTGGTGTGAATGGAACAACATCCTCTTCTGCAATTGCAGCAGCAGTCTTTGTTGCAACAACAGTTCCAGAAAGAACTGCATCCAAACGAGTTTTCAATTCGTCATATGACTTAAAGTTAGAAGATGCATTAAACTCTGCAAGAGAATGCTCTGCATTGTAGATTGTCTCCAACTCATCATCAGTTGGTTTTAGTTGAGAGGTTGACTCAAACTCTGACTTATCATAGTTCCAGTAACCATCAACCTTACGAATTTTCAACTTGAAGTTTGCACCTTCCCACAAATCAAATGGATTGATTGGTGTTTCGTCTGCAAATTCAGGCTGCATGGCTTCCATAAGTTTGTCGAAAATCTTCTTACCAAACTTATACAGCATTACCTTACCATTGTTTTCTGGATTCATCGAATCTTCAACAACATAGATGTTGGCATAGTAAGACAGTTTTCTTTTCTGCTTACGAGCAATCTCTTTGTCACTCTCTACACCAGAGTTCCACAGTTGTGAGTTATACTCACTTACAGGGTCTTTCTGATTGAGGGTGGTAAGAGAGTTCTCAATATACCACTGTCCAGTAGGGCCTTGGAATGCATGATTCCATACACGAATCCAAGGCATCTCCTCACCTTTTGGTGCAGGCAGGAATCGGATTACAGCGTAACCGTTGCCCGACTTGTCAACATTAGGTTTCCAGAGCCGTTCGTCCACATAGGACTTCTTTTCGGTTGTAGGGGATTCGTCCTTTTGGACTTGTTGAAGTAGTTTATCCAGAGAGTTCTGGTTTCTTAGAGCTGAAATAGACATATGTTTCTCCTTATGTGTATATGTTTTCGTATGTTTAAGTATCTCACATTATGCATAGTAATACTATGCATTTTCATCATTTACTTTATTTATAATACTACATCATCCAACCAAAGTCAAGAACTAAATCTAAATTTTCTTGCTCAATGTATTGAAGGTTGTCGTATTTTTCCCACTCCTCAACAAACTGACAAGTATTATCAGTTCCTAGTGGAGCAGGGTTTACTTTCCAGAACATCGTATCGGGATAGTCTGCAAAGTTTTGTGAGTGTTGTTGTATCCAGTTTACTGCTGGTGTTACAACTGCCTCACTAGAAAGATAATTGTCTGTGCTTTTATACACATTGTTTACCTTTCCATCTACACTACCTAAATCAAATCCAATTAGAAATACATCTGTTGGATTGTGATCTATGATAGCCATTCTTGCGGCGATTGGGCCTGCGCTCCAACCTTCACAAGTGTCTGGTAGAACATGGACTTCATCGTTTTCTTCTAACCATGTAATCCATCTATGATGTTTTGATAACAATTCATCAATTGTTCTTTTATCAGAACCTTTGTTTATGTGATATTCATATAACTGCCTCATTTGATTGGGGTCAGTTCCATTAAGAACAAACTCTGTTCTACCTTGTTTTGAGTTCTCAATGGTATATCCATCACTGTCAAAAATAGTGCCTTCAACTAACATATGATACATTTCGCCAGGCAGTTTGCTCCATGAACGAAAGTAACATTTGTTCTTTATTGCATAACCAGAGGAATACACCTCATGCATCATGCCACCATCTACACAGATTAATGCGTCTGGTGTAAAGTCACGATACAAGGCATTGCAACCGTATACTGCACCTTTTGTTTTCAGATCATCTAGGTCGATACTCTTCCTAGATTCCCCATTACCCAAAACAAACACTTTACTCATATTTCGTTTTCATTGTAACATTATATGGGGTGTTCAAATACTGTCCAGTGCCAAAGAACTTCTTCTTCTCTTCACCAGACTTGAAGGCTGCATTCCATTCTTCTGGGGTCGCATCCCAAAGTTTCTTCTTTGGTTTATACAATTTAGTAAAGTCACCTTTGACTACCTTATTGCCTTCACAATCATATTCCCATTCTCTTTTGTCTGGGTCAATTTCCATACTATCTTCAGGCACAATGTCCACATTACCATCAAAATGATAACCATTCGCCTTGAGGAAGTTTTCAAATGCGTCACACATCTCATCCAAATCAGAATTATCTCTAAC